ATGGTACACGATACGAGAATCGAACTCGTCTTTCCGCCTTGAAAGGGCAGCGTCCTAACCGATAGACGAATCGTGCAAATAACTACAACAAATTTTTAATGAACAGTAGGCTGAGTCACAAACTCATTTAATGTTTCCTGCTTGACTTTTTGCAACAGAGCGTGCGTGTCTCGCTTTTTGAAACAACCTCAATTGATTTCTCAACCGATAAGTCGTATTATACATGAACCAGTTAACTTGTCAACCAGTCTGTTGTTTTCATACAACTTTGATTTTTTTACGTTGTTTTCTCAACCGATGAAAGAAGTATAACACAACCACATCTTTTGTCAACCATCATGTTGTATTTCAACAACTAATACTTTCGTATTATGGAGTAGGTGACAGGAGTCGAACCTGCATAAAACGGGGTTGCAATCCGTTCCCTAGCCATTCGGGTCACACCTACACTAACTTTTTACGTGAACTACGGTGTGTTTCATCACGCCTCATAGTCCATGTATAAGAATTACCATCAGGTAAAACTTTATCTTCTACTGAAGCAACACCAAACTTACCTACAATTTCTGTAGTGCCATCGGTGATGGTTACAAATGTTCCGTAACCTTTTGCAAATAACATTGCTTCAGACAGTGTTGAAAATTCATTCAACGGTAATTTCTTTTCACTTATAATTTTCCACATAATCATCTTTCATTCTGGCAGAAGGTATCGGATTCGAACCGATGCGCCACTTTCGCAACGACAGTTTAGCAAACTGCTCCCTTAACCACTCGGGCAACCTTCTATGTTTGGTGGAAGCGGTGAGATTCGAACTCACGGACCATTTCTAGTCGTCTGTTTTCAAGACAGGTGCAATCAACCGGACTCTGCCACACTTCCAATAACCATATAGAAACACACCCTAAGGTAGTCGTACAACGTACCTTTAGCGCCGGCCGCCACGAATGTGTTTTTATATGGCTGGGGTACCTTGAATCGAACAAGGACCTACGGATTCAAAGTCCGCAGCACTACCACTATGCTATACCCCAATAAACTACAACAAATTTTTAATGAACAAACAAGAGTGTACATCAGAAATGACCTCTTGTCAAGTTGGTTGTTGCAAATTGACAACACCAAAACAAAAAACCCCTAGATTTTAAGGCCTAGGGGTTTTGTGTTTGTAGTATTTTCTATTACGTTATACAAATCCCCTGTCCACAAGCCATGGCATATCGGCACTATTAGCTGAGCCAATAGGGCGATACTCATGTTGTGACTTAAAGGATAACGTTAACATTTTAATTACTTCCAAAAAATTTTTAATTGACTCTATTATATAGGCTTTTTTTTACCTTGGCAAGCGGTTTTCTTAAATTATTTTCCATTCAATAGGAACATTTTGTATTGGTGCCAATGGATCCCTGAATCCTTCAAAGATTTCCCATAGGTGTTCTTTGATGGCAAACTTGGTTAAAAGGCCTTGCTCTTTACCTAGTGCTTCTATTTCCCATGGTTGATACCAATATTCTATATCATCAGAGTTGACTTTCTTGCCACGCCAACTCGTCATGCTATCATTCAATTCTCCGTCCACATATTGTTTTACATGGACCATTTCATGTGCTAATGTTTCAAATATGTTTCTTGCACCAATACCTGGATGTATTTCTATTTTGAATTCTCTGGCTCTCTTTAGTGAATTATAATCAATTATTTCAGCACAACCAAACTCAGTAATCTTATCATTGAAACAAATAAGTGTATAACAATTATTACGAATTCGTTTATTAGGTATCAGTTCTTCGGAAAAATATTTTGCGGCACGTTCAATAAATGGCTTAAAATCTTTATCAGGACAATTCACTACTTTTATATTCATGTAAGTCTCCTGTAAGTTAGTTAAAACATTCTAGTCCGCCTTATTTAGTTTCTCCACAGTGACACCAGCCTTGGCCAGAAAATTGATGCCATTATCATCCCGATAAGAGTTCCTGTATAGAACACTATTAATGCCACTTTGGTATATAAGTTTGGCACAGTCCATACATGGAGCATGGGTAACAAACATAGTAGCACCGTCACCAGATTCTGTAGATTTAGCCAACTTGGCAATCGCATTTGTTTCAGCATGAAGTACCTCTGGTTTAGTTTTAAGTCGATAACGTCTGGTTAATTCAAAACTTCCATAACTGTTTGTAATTACTTGAACTTCTTCAAACGGCCAGCCTTCTTCAATTTCTTCAAGGTCAAGCCAACCTCCTGCATCTACGCTCATGTATTCTTTATCTTCACAATCGTTATCCCAGCCAGCAGGCATACCATTGTAACCAATAGATATGATTCTATCTTCTTTAACTACAATCGCACCAACATGAAGTCTTTTAGCCGAGGACAATTCTGCGAATGTCTCGGCCACTTTCATATACGCCTCACGAAATTTTTGTTTCATATTATTTGGTACGACCTGCTGGATTCGAACCAGCCCCTTAAGAATTATGAGTTCTCGGCACTACCCCTATGCTAAGGTCGTATGTTATTTGATATACTCTAAGGATTCTTTACGCATCAATTTTGGTGTCTCACGGATACCAATATTTTTAATCACGTATACGAATTGAACCCCGTCAATCTCCTTGACTTCTGGTCCACAAACGTAATAAGTTTCATGTGTGGTTTTCACACGAACTTTTTTGATAACTGGTTTTTCTGTTTTCATAGTGAATATTATATAGGCAAAAAAAGGGGTTGTCAAGCAACCCCTTAGGTTTTAATAATACCGGTTTTGTAATAACCTATTATTATATTCCAGCGTCAGTCTTTCAACATCGCCTTCGTTTTTGGGGTCCCTTGCGGTGATATATGATTCTAAATCATTCCCGTAATCACCACTTATTCGTTTGAAAAAGTTGGTAATTAGTTCAATCATTTGTCCGCAGTTTCCTTGATGGAGATTTTCTTAATGGCGTCTTGTGCTTTGACCATGCTTTCTAGCCAAATTTTAAGCATACCATTCATCATTTCTGCATCTTTGATTTCTACTTTATCTGCAAGAGTAAAGGTACGTTCAAACCCACGGTTGGCAATGCCTTTGTACAGATATTCCTCAGAATCATCATCTTTAGATGCAGCTTTAATTACGAGTTTATTACCCTCTAAAGTCATCTCAATATCAGACTTGGCAAAACCAGCAACAGCCATCTCAATGACGTACTTGTTTTCTTTTACCTGTTTGATGTTGTATGGAGGATAAGATACGGCTTTTGTTGCAGCCGCTGCAGCTTCACGCATAAGGTCTAATGTGTCATCAAAACCGATGGTGAATGGTTGAATGTTAAAAAAATCTTTCATAAGATTTGTCATGTGTTTCTCCTAAAAGCGAGATTAAAAATTGATACCCCGAAGGCATATCGGTTGAGGTACTGGTTACGTTCTCCAGCGACAATGACGTTTGCCCGTTTTACTAACGCTCCTAAGGTAGGTGGAGCACCTTCCCATCCCAAGGGACTAAGATTATATCAGTATTTATACTGAGTGTCAACCATTATTTGGTTTTTTACCAATGTTGTATTTCGGAACTAATTGCCAATCATCTTTCTCTTTATGAGAAATGATTTTGATTTGTGATAAGAAAATAGGTTCTGGTACTTCCGTCTGTTTAGGATTTACCAGTTTAACCAATCCCCAATCTTCCAATAGGTTTGCAATGGCATTCCTACGTGCTAAATCACTCTCTGAAATGTCTGTTGGTTTGCCATCTAAGGCAAATAATTCTTTGAAATGTACCACATAATATTGGCCACGTTTGTGTAATATGTGGCATGATTGATATAAAATTTGGTCTTTTTTGGAAGCTACACCGATACGTGTTAACGTTTCACGTACCTTTAGAAAATCATCTTTTTCATTTAATGTTACTTCAACTAGGTCATTAAGATTTACCATTATTCTTCACTCCGCCCGTATCTGTTTTTATTTTTATTACAGCGATTTGTTCATCGGTAAGAATACGAAGGGCCTCTTTGGCCTTGGCGTTAGAATAACCAAAATAGGCTTTCACACACTCAATATTCTCGTCAGTTTTGGACTTCTGCCAAGGTTGAAAGCCTCGTTTCATCGGTCTAATACTATTTAGAAAATACTGGTATTGCATATCTTTATCAACACCTGGATGTAGGTTCATCTCGTTTGCATAGAGAACACAATCTAGGTGATATGACAAAGACCTATTTACAATAAATGGTGCATAGTCTTTGAAGTCTAATTCTTCTTCTGGTTTCTTCTTGCGGAAAATGAAATCAACGTAATCAAACGGACTCATTTGAATTCACACTCAACCATAATTTCTGTCAAACAGGCAATAAGATTAATCTCATGGTCTGCAACGAAGGCTGCCTGATATTGGTACTTGGCGATAATAACAACCATCTGTGGCACAGAATTAGCTTCTAATGCCTCATACAATGATTCATATAACTTACGAAACAGAGTGGTGGCATCATTGTCTAGGTTGCCTGTAACCCATTTACGACAGGCAGAAAAGTCTTTATCTTTTAATGCCTTGACCAGGTCAGATAAATTAACATCCGAAACGGATGCAAGAATACCTTTGTCAATCGTACCAGATACAGAGTATCGTTGTAGTTCATTTAGAACACGGCGATTGTCAGGGAAATGTTTGGTGATAACGGCAGCCACAACTTGTTTGTCGTATGTGATGCCTTCTTGTTCCAGAATCCATTCAACACGCTTAAAGAATTGTGCAGCCATCTTTGGTTTACTACCATTGATTTTGAAGTCAACAACAGTACAACGAGAATGGATTGGATCAATAATCCGATTCTTAAAGTTACAGGTGAAGATAAACGAACAGTTCTCGGAGAACTCCTCGATTGCACCACGCAACGCAGGTTGAGTTGAATTTGGATTTAGATAATCTGCTTCGTCAATAATGATGACCTTGCGTCCACCAGTCAAGGATACAGATGATGCATAGTTCTTAATTTTGTTTCTGAATGTATCAATACCTGATTCATCAGACCCGTTGATAACAATGTAATCACAACCAACTTCTTGACACAAGGCTTTTGCAATAGTTGTTTTACCAACACCAGCAGTACCTGATAGTAGAAGATTTGGAATCTCTTTACGGTTTACATATTCTTGGAAAGTTGCCTTGATACCTTCAGGCAAAATACAATCTTCAACGGTTTTAGGGCGATACTTCTCCACCCACAACATGTGTTCGTTCATTCAAATACTCCATAATATAATAAATCAATTTAGGCCGGGAAAGGCCAAGTCATTTCAGCTTCAAGTTCTTCAATTCGGCCTTCTAATACAGAGATTGCTGTATTGAAATGACCTGTACCCTCTAGCTCTGGGTTATAACGAGTTTTCAAAACCTGAATTTCTTTTCTCAACACAGCAATGTATTGAGTCTTATCCGTCCACATTCTAATTTCACCCATCATTTCACCTCATTCATACTTTCAAATAGAGCCTCAAACTCTTTTGATTCGGCAACTTCTGTTTGGAATGAATTCTTGAATTGTGTCTTTGCCATACGCTTGACAATCTTCTTAGGGATTTTCAATTCATCATGTGCAAAGTCCACAATATCTTTAATTGCATCGTTGTTGCCTTGGTTTTTACTCATGTGGTGAACCATTTCATCAATGTAACCTTTGAGTTTTTTCAGTTGTTCTTCATCAAAAGAACCAAACAATGTATTTACTTTAGTCATTTTGCCACCATCTGTCCAACAACATCCAATTCAGATTCATTAACGATGATACTACCAGTAGTCAAGTTAATTGCTGTCTTACCAACGTGCAAATTTTGTTTTGGATCATCACCTTCAGGAACTTGAAACACAGCCACAATATATTGTGGGTTAATTGCAACTTTATGGCCATTTACGGCATCTGTTAACCAAATCATATTACTCTCCGAATTTAGAATGTTTAGCTTCAATGGCGATCCAGTATTGAATGTCGCCTTTGGTGTTTTTGAAGGACGCCAAACCTTTTGATGAAATTTCCACATTATAAGAATCA